GTTAATATTCTTGAACATATAGTTCAATATATTTTCATGCATGATACTCGCCATCTTCTGTTGCGTTTCGAGATTCTTCTCGATCATGGTATCGATGAATTTTTCATAACGAACACATTGTGTACGCGAGATGATCTTCGTCCATTCACCAATTGGTTTAGCATTTAAGTAATCGACGAATGTTTTATATCCTTCATCGCCGATATATTTAGAATATAAGATTTCAATGTATGAGCGGTCTTCATCTACATCATGAACGACGTGTGCAGATTTAAGGATAGAAGTCATAAAATATAAAGTACTGAAATCTTTAACCTAAGTATGTACACTTTATACACTTTGTATTCATCATGTATCATCCGGTTGCAAATAATACGTTTTCTTACTTACTGACACTCGATGAGTTCAGGAAAACATTTCCATCCGATAAGATGCCTTCTTGGGTAAAGATCACGACCATCACCATGATTTCTGGCTTTAGCGAAGAAGTAAAGATTGATATCGAGGGGATTAAAGCTTTATTTGCTGAGCCAGATGATAAGATGCGTGACTTCCAGTCAAAGATGCCCTTTCCGTGGACACTCAAGACATCTACGACATTTTACAACCAAGTCACTCTAACCTATATGGACACCTACAGTACCAAGTCCATCAAGATTTTCCCCAATGGAAGTATTCAGGTTGCAGGGTGTTCCGATCTCTTTGATTGTCAACGTGTTGTTACCCGTTTAAATATGCTATTCGCAGATGTTTTATGTATTGAGCAGAAACTGTCACCGGATACATTCAGAGTCGTGATGATCAATTCCAATTTCAGTCTCAACTACAATCTTAACCTTCACCTTACGGCTCAACATTTTGAGGCATATAGTGATTTATTCGAGGTGTCATTCGAACCCGATCGATACTCGGCTGTTAAGATTAAGTTTAAACCAGCAGAAGATATGAAACGTATCACTACGAGTATATTCAGTACAGGAAAAATCATTATCACCGGTGCCGAGACACTAAAAGAAATTGCATTCGCGTATAACATTATCAATCACCACATCAACGATTGTGCAAACATCAGGGTGTCACCAACTCAGGTCACCGATGTATTTGATGTTTTCATGGGATACAAATGTCAGGACCTGATTCAGGAACTAAAGAAAAAAGAGTTTCATCCGTGGACAAATACAATTGTCAACAACAAAATTAATTTCTAATTTTATACTAAATGTCTCAACGACTTGGTATGGCCGATGGGAGATGTTTCACCATAAACACATCTTCCCGTCTTTTGAACAATTACATCATGACGAACAACGGAGTCGACTACGTCGACAACTACAAGTACCGGCAACTCCTCCAGAGCAAGGGTCCCGAACTCATCGACATGGTCACCAACGAACAGACGGTTGCCGCCGATGGTCAATGTCAGCGATGTGACAAGCCTCTTCTCAAGGTTGCGGGTATATATTAAAAAAAGTTTAATTGCTTAAACAAGGGAAATGTCGACGTGTTCTATATGTCTATCTGATGTTAGACCGACTCGAAATAATCCACCGATTCGGTGTGGTCACGTGTTTCACTCAGACTGTTTACAACACTGGAAAGATCAGGGTAAAAATACATGCCCAACATGTCGAAAGGTATTCGATGTGTCCAATTTCAAGGTGACCTTGACAGTCGAGAATAATTATAACACAACATCAAATGTCATATCGATGAATGAGGATATGATATTCAATGTGATGGATATATTTGATATATCATTTGATGTGGAGGATGTTCTAGATTTAGATGCTCTTCTTTTGGATATTGGCTCGAGTCTTGCCGACATTGATCCCCTTGTTCTTCACACAGAATGAACTACAATAGGTGTTGTAATTTAAACCCCCATAATTTCTACTCGCCTTCCTAGGATCCTTAATGACTTGACCCTTCGCATCTTTTAGTAATGGACCTGTCGCCCAACCACGTTTATGACTGAACACACCAACGCGGATTTTCATCAATTTACCGACGACTACTGTCGGTATTTTACGCGTCGATACCTTAAAAAATTTAGCGATACTCGTTTTCGTATCCCCAGTCGTTGGTCGATATTCTACCAGGCCATGCTGTTTGTAAAAATGGAAGTCACCATTATTGAAGGGTGACTTTTTGTTTTTACCGGTCACAAACATCATTACCTTATAGTACCCCGTTTTACATCTCGTATTCCCCTTGACGACGTATACCTTTTTAGGGTTATCGGAGACGACACGCTGAGGTAAACTCTTACAGTTCGTGTAAGAGTGATACCATCTCGAACGACCACTTTTATCACCAGGAACACTCTTTTGATGACGATATTTCTCATAGTCTCCCACGGCGTAGGCGTAACAGTTATTGTTACCTATACCTATTGAAGTACCCCAGTACTTATTCGTAAACGTGGGTTCCGACCCACTAAGGGGTGGTGGACGACGACTCATTTATATTATGTTAGTATATTATAAATGATCCGTGACATTGCTGCCGCCAAGACGACCGAAGAACGTGTGAAACTCGTGATGTTGTATACATTCATCACACTTCTCAGTACGTTTATTCTTCGATTCCTCTGGAATGAATCACTGGTGAAGCACATCACAGTCCTGAAACCCATCAAAACCATGCTTGAGGCGTTTCTTCTCTCCATTGCGTTGATGGTACTTCGTGGTTGTTAAAACTCCTTGTACCCAACGTGTTTTTCACCCTCGGGGTCAACAGTCATGGGGAACGCATCGACACCGTCGCAGCCCCCTTGATCACAGTCCACAAATGTGAAAGGTTTTTTGACCTTCTTCATGTGTTCCAGTTGTTTTCGAGTCCAACCACACCCCATGGTCCCGAAAATAGTCCAACCTTTCTCACCGGGTGCCGCCTGAATAGCAGGAGATTCACCCGTTTTCATCAAAATGTAGGCATTCACCATAATGAGAATGACGAACGCGAGCATTGTTTACTTATTGTGTAGATTTATTTTTAGCCAATGCCTTTTCATACCATGCCTTTGATTTGTAGACACGATCTTTACCGGTTCTATTAGTGAACTTATATACCCGCGGTAGCACGACTGGACTCTTCGGCTTCGCGGCGATAACGGGAACTCCCGGTCTCTTTCGAGTTTGGACAGTCTTACCCTTCATGACAGCAATGGCACGAGCCATGGCATTCTTCTGGTTTACAGGTGATTTCGGTTTAGGTTTAGGTTTAAGGATCACAGCTCTCTTTATAGGCTTTGGTAGTACCCTTTCAACACGTGTCTCACCAGTGAAGAATGAACTACTCAAAACTTTCTGGAAACTAGGGAGGACCTTATTGTGTTGTTCGTTGAAGTCCTTTCCGAGACGGTAAAAGGTCACGTAGGTATTTTCCATACCACGATACCCATCGGGGATGAGAGACTTGATGAAATTGTGTACCTGACGATCTTCTTTATTTTTTGGTTGCTCCACGAATTTAAAAACAGTATTCATGAAGAGGTGAAGATCGTAGAGTGGGTGAGACTTTTTAGAGATTGCTACATGCTCGTATGAACCATCGTCAATCATAGGGTTCGACATTCGAGGGAAAGTGGATAACCCAAAATCAATCATGACAGCTTCAACCCCTCCGTTGGAAATCGTATACGTTTTAGTAGGTAATCTGATAGTGATATTCTTGACCGGTACGGGACGAATCAATATGTTACCACCATGAAGATCGTGGTGTCTAAATCCTGGAAACTTCTGTCTGATTCTGTACAAGTTGTATAAAATCTGTACCATTGCTGATTTCTTCGCCTCCAACGAAGGGGTGGTCTTCCACCATTTCTCTAATTCACCACCCTTGATATACTCGAGATAGAGAATATCTATACCTTCACACTTCTTGTAGAGATACATATCAGGTACGCCATATCCCTTCAATTTTTTCGCGACGTTAAATTCGAAATTGGCCATGCCCAAATTATTCCGTCTGGTATCGATCTCTTTGTACGCGACATATCGACGCCCATTATTGTTGACACTTCCTCTGTACACTTTACCGTATAGACCCTGACCAAGCATTTTACCCTTACCAGGGATCATTCGTCCATTGGGCCAGTGTGGGAGTTTCAAATAGTCACCTGGAGAACATGCCTTCTTACCCCTCAAGAACTGTTTGAGATTACTCTCAAGGGTATTCATAGTTAATTTATATACAGATTTTATTACATTCAAGAGAAGATGGAATCTTCTTATCAATGGGTTTTTAATCATGCTACAAATTTACTCAGCAGTATCGCGTTTTGACACATCACCAATACCTTGGCAAGGTTCGTCTTGGGACTATAATCACCGTACCCAACGGTACTCATTGTCGTGAACGAGAAATAGAATGGATCAAGGACACCCTCGAAACCAAAATGTTCAGGTTCCAATGATCCGTAAATGATTCCAAATAAAGTAGTTATAGCAAGAATGTCTTTCATCTATTGTAAAATGATATTTTATTATTCGTCAACTTCACACTCTTCATCCATCTCGATGTCATCTTGTGCGTCATTCGCACCTGGGAGGTCTAGACCCTGGAAGGCGAACGAAGGAAGCTTCTCAGACTGTTCGAGAAGTACTTGTTGTAAACGGATCGTCACACCAAACTTGTTATCGATGAACCAGATCTGGTTGAGGTCGATGATGGCAAGTACCTTCTGACCCTTTTCGATCGTGTCAAGAGACACGGATTCGCGTTGCATGTTATACGCTTCAGGAACAAAAGACCCATCACTCTTGGTGAGGATCTTAAGCTTCATGGTCGCAGGGTACTGCTCTTTGCCAGGGCGGACGATGGGTTTGTAAAGAGCCTCCTTCAAGACGGCGACGTTGAACTTTTTACCGAGCCATTCCTTCGAGTTATCGGCAACCATGTTTACAACGATATCATCGAGTGCAGCCATGGATTCGAGGAATTGTGCAGATTCTGCGTTATCGGCATCGAAAGAGATATCTAACGAATAACTCGTACGCCCAGTAGCCTCATCAGTGTAGGCACTTAGACCGTAGGGGGAACGCATGAAAGGGAGTTGGACGAATACTTTTTTGTTGTCGCTACTGTTGAGATAGACAGCTTTCCCCCCATTCTTGTTCTTACGAAGTTTGGAGAAGGAAACGTTGCTGGCATTGAATTCGGAAAATTTTTGGATGGCAAGCGACATAGTGGGTTGTTGTATATTCTATATGATCAAAAACTTTAAGTATATTTTTTTTCTCCAGGTAAAACAAATGGGTATCTTTAAAGACTGCGGATGTGGGTGCAATGGTGGCAAGGCTCGGGAGAAGTTTCTCATCTCGATGATGTCTGCGTTGATTTTCTTCGTTGTCGCCAACCCCCAAACTTTTATTCTTATGCGTCGCCTTCTCGGGCAGTGGGTTGCTGGACCCAACGGCTGCCCCAAATTCGGTGGCCTTCTCTTGCACACCGTCGTGTTCATGTTGATCGTGTGGGGTATCATGTACCTCAAGAAGGAAGCTCCTCCCATGAAAGTGAAACAGGTGGAAGTTGAGGCGAATGTGGTACCAGTTCCTATGCGGGACGCCCCTCTCCCTCTCCCAGATATGGAAGAAGAACAGATTGAACTCGTTGATTCGGGGTTTGATCTACAGGGTCTCGATGTGACAGGTTCTTTTGATCACCCAGCGGGACTTTAATTTAATTACAACAATTGGGTATACCATTTTACTCGTACTAAAATGGCTTATCTAAAATACCTTCAATAGATCATTTACTTTCTGTACAATGTTCAACAATTCATTTTTGGATTTTACATCAGGAGGGGCGATGATTTCAAACTCAACTTGATACTCCGTCATGTCCTCCGCATCCATGTCTATCGCATCACCAGTCGACATTGTCAGATCGATAGAAAGGTTTTTGCGAACGAAGGACTGGCGATGCTTGGAACGCTTCCGATCCATGTCACCGAAATCGTCAATATCCATGGGAATTTCTTTACTGAAAGCAACTCTCACATCGTAAGGTACGCCCTTAATTTTCTTGAAATCTTCTTTATGAACACTGGTTTTCTGTACAATCTTCTGATCACCCGTGTTCTGATCGATCGACATACGAATATTGTCTCGGTCTCGGTAAAACACTTCTTCTTGTGAGGTGTATATTTTTTCCCATGCTTGATATTTTACCAAGGCACGGTAGACCTTATCGAATGTATCCTTCCCAACATTGGTATCGAATAATTTACCATTGAACTTCCCAAGACGCATTTCAACTTCAACATGTGGATCATTCTGATGCTGTTCGAATAGTTTGTGAATCTTCTTGTAGACGATTTCGGTATTCATTTTTACTTACAATTTCAGTATCGCGTATTCCTCTTAAGTGTTTTTTATACGAAAATTGTAATGAAAGGGATACTCAATAATGGAAATACATGCTATTTCAATACAACCCTTCAATGTCTCCTCCATGTGCCTATTGTGAGAGAGTATTTCACGACGAAAGGATATGATGGAACATGTTCCTTTACTAAACTTTTTTCAGAGTTCGTCATAAAGTATTGGGATGATACGATCAAAGCAACCTTCAATGTGAATGGTCTCCTCGAAGAATTTGTAAAAAAGTTTCCAAGGTTTATTGTTGGGCAACAACACGATGTTCAGGAAGCAATCCTTTGTTGTATCGATATACTCGAACAGTCAGTACCGGACATAAAATCCAATTTCTACGGGAAAAAGGTACAGGAAACGATATGGCCAGGTGGTAAAAAGAATCATGAAGAATTATTTAGTGTTCATATTTTGTGTACTACCTCAAATACGTTAGAGGAAATGATGATGCACAGTGTAAAGTGGAATA